GCACCAATACCCTCCAATGGAGAGCACTCATCAATGACTGTTAAAATTGTGTTTTGTTGTTCAGCAAGTCAATTTCTTAGACCTCAGACGACTCAATCCGGGAGGCCGCACTTGTGTTTGCCTGGAATTTAGTGGGGCTGCCACTGGAGCTTCCTGGCGGTAAGGCTAAACAGCCCACTCCATACGTCCAAGCGTCCATTACGCACTTCTCTTTAGACACAAGAAATTTATCGATAATGTGCGCGGTAAAACTACGCTCTACGTTCACCACCCTCTAGTCCGTGACCAGGGTGCAAGTCTTCTAATATTTGGGTTTGTAACCCATAAACAATTGTAAATAGGCCTCCCGTGTGGACCGGTTCGGATAGTAATGTGCATAATCCACACTGGCGCGGTAAATGCGCAGATACCACTCATCCCACACCTCCTGAGGGTGTGCCGAAAGCTCCATCAAAGCCTTTTCAACATTCGTCTTTGTGATATCATGTATCGAGCGTTCGTTGTCACACCACATGGGCATCTCGAGTATTACGCGCAGCTCCAAAGGAGCCAGAACCTGAGGTGCTATGTCCTCACTTCTGAAGCCTCTCTTGAGGAAACTAACTTCCTGAATCGGCCTCAGATCGGCACATGCATCCTCACTCTTACTCTCGTTCGTATACACCATACCGAAATGGCGCATAAGCCCAGGCAGCGTGTTCTGGTTGAACTTGTCCACCTTGTCAATAGCTACTCCAGCCAGGTTGTCGTCACCGTATACGGCTGGAGCCACTCTATCGAAAAACTCGTGGGCAGCGTTGAGATCGTCGTGCGCCAAAATGTAACAACCTATCAATAAAGCTAGGTTGTACAGTGAGTTTATGATAGAGGTCATTGGGTGTCCACTGGGTAGTGACTTGCGCCACTGATATACAACATCACCATTAATATGTCTGGAAGCATACACTTCCATCCATATAATCTCCCTGATCCTAGCGTTTTCTGGCCCATCATCATACCACCTGTTAACAATTCTTAAAATCATCTTGTGGATCTGAGCAACTTCATTAGTATCAAAGCCAGAATAATCCCCGGCCAACACACGGCCAACAGAATCAGGCCCATACTTTGTAACAAAACGCTGCAAAAGTGTCCAGTCCTTTGAATATGGGTTAATACCCACACACATGCCAGACTGGATCTTAGCATTCATCATAGCGACGACAAAATCAAGACAGTACATCCTGCAC